TCTCAAGTCGAATGTTCTAACTCCATCAACTGTGATTCTACCGTAGAATCTGTTATTAACCATTTTCTTAGCGTATCTAGTCATGATACCTTTGATTGGTGTAAAGTTGAATGGATTGTACATTGTAGGAGTTAATTGTAGAGGTACATACGGTGCGTAGATGTAACCTGTGTCCAATAGAGAAGTTCCTTTGTGACCCATTAACACTTGGTTAGGTGGGAAGTAAGGGTCTCTATACACTTGGTAACGACCTGCTAATGTACCAACTCTTTCAATACCCATGTTGTACTGATCCTGCTCAGGAGCCGCGTTTGATACGTGGAAGTATTCCAAGTCATCAAAGATAGCACTGATTTCAGAAGAAACAACGATCCAGTTAGCTCCACCTCTTAATGTAGATTTGTGGATTTGTGCTGAAATTTGGTTGATTGCTGTGATAAGAGTTTGATTCCAATCTTTCTGAGTATAAGGTACTGCAGAAGATCCTAATCTCTTCCATCCATTGTAATCCCATCTTAAGTTCCAAGCTGCACCTTTTCTCAAATCTCTCAAGATTTCTCTATCGATTTCTGCCGCAACTTGCTCAGATAATAATGCTGTTAATTCAGCTTCAGCGTCGATGTTGTGGAATGCCGCAACGTCTTGTGCCATTTCTGGAGACCACTGTGCTCTTAACTTTCTTTCTGTAACAGAAACTGTTACTGATAAAAGGTCAAAAGAAACTTCACCAATTCTATCTTCGAATTCTAAGTTCTTATAGATTCTATAAGTACCTGTGAACGCATTGTCAGCAGCAGTTGTTGAAGAGAATGTTGAACCTGTGTAACCGTCCATTGAACCTCCACAAGTAATACATACTGGTACTTGTAAATCAACCTCTAAGTAGATTTTACCTTCAGCATCACATACGTTGTCATATTGACCACCGTCAGTTTTACTGTTAGGGAAAACTAAAGTTGAATTGTTGTTACCATATTGTACGATACCTTTACCATATCTTTGAGTTACAACTCTGAATAAGTAAGGGTTAGTTGCGTTAGCCGCGGTTGTTGTGTTTGTAGCAACACCATAGATAGTCAAATCAGATAAGAAAGCTTCGTTATCCATTGGTTGACCATCAGGACCGATTAATTTACCAGCTCCGTCAGATGCGAAACCTGACAAAACTATTAATACTTTTCTGTAATCAGAAAGAGTATACGCAGAAGAAACTAATTGGTCCGCTAACCAAGATACAGTACCAACTTGAGCAGTAATTGCTGAATATTGTCCTTTAGAATAGTCAAATAAACCTGGTGGGTCTAATGCTGGTTCGTTACCTTCATAGAATCTGTCATACAAATCCTTTGTGTTGTTATAGTCGTAACCACTGTTTGGTGTTTGACCAGCCGCAGCGTTTGGTGATCCGTAAGGTGCGTAGTGAATACCCGTTGTCGCCAAGTTTGCAGGGTCAGTGTACGCCTGAATGTTAGGTACGAAGTAGAATAATTTACCGATTGGTAAGTTCATTGCTTGTACTGAAACGATATCGTTTGCTAATAATTTAGAGAAAACTCTTCTAACGATAGGGAAAACCACTGTTTCAAATGCACCTGTATCAGATGTAGATGATGCTTCGTTAATTAAGTGAGAAGCTTGGTTTTCATAAAGTTGAGCTACGTTTTCTCTCATGTGACCTTTAAGACCCTCTAAGAATCCTAATTTGTCCCATTTGTTGATTGTGTCTTCTTTGATAACTTTAAGGTGCTTAAGACCGATGTTACCTACAAGACCTGATTCTAATAATGCTCCCATTTTTAGTATTTTGTTTTGTTTTATTTGTTTATTTAATTTTAATTACCCAAGTTTACTCATCAAATCTTTCATTCTTAAGAATTGAGGATTCTCATAAGTTTTTGATTCAATTAGGGTAGTTGATGAACCTGTAGAAACACTCTTGTTTAATTTAGCTTCTACTGATTCATTAATTGGTGTACTTTCAGTTTTAGACAATTCATCTTTAATTGACCTGTAAAGACTTTTAGATTCTTTTAAAGTATCTACATTATCGAATCTTCTAAGAATATTAATTTTCTCCTTTTTAGTGGTCGAATGTTCAGTGAACAATCTTGTAGCATATGCCAAGTTTGAGTTGAAGATAGCAACTTCATTAAGTTTTTCTCTGAAAATATTTAATGCTTTTCTGTACTCTTCATTCTTTTCTCTCAACACATTAACTTCTGATTCTGTGGATTCAACTTTTACTCCGTTTTTACCATAAACATAATTTCTGTTGTTAGTAATACCTTTTCTTAGTCCTCGTCCTTCTTTTGAACCCATTCCATAAGTTCTAGCAGCCTCTTTGGTTTCTCTTTTTTCAAAACCTGCGTCATCTCTACGAGCCTTAGTAGTTTTAAGATCTTTTGAAGCAATTTTACCATGTTTCATTGCCAATCTTTCATCCTCTTTGTCTTTGTATCCTTGACCTTCTTTTGTTTCTGCCTTAACAACTTTGGATTTTTGTTCCATATTTTCACCTTTCTTGTATTCGAATTTTGGTTTACCAGTACCAACTGATTTTGGTCCTTCTTTCTTCTTATCATCGAATCCGCCTTTAGCTTTATCTTTGTAAGTGAATTTTGGCCCAGACCCAATTCCAACACCTTTAGGTTTTACTGTCGATTTTGCCTCTCTAACAGATCTTCTATAGTTGTAAGATTCGTCCAAAT